CCTGTACTACCAGATAAACTGCCTTTAACTGTATGACCAGGTAAAAATGTTTTAGATATATCACCAGTAGTAATTACTGTTTGATGTGGATAGTCTACCTTTGCTTTTGGTAATAAATCTTGTTGAGGTAGCGGCCATCCGCTTTCTCTTATATCATCATTTAAATAATAGAACGTCCAATAGAATTCTGTTGTTCCATATAGCTTAAATGAGAAATTATCAGGTCTATCATAGTCTTGAATATGAACTGTAGTATAAAATGCAATGTCGTCAGCTATATCATCTATAACTTTTATGTATGCGCTTATGTTTTGAAATAATGCTGGCTCTGATTCATTACCAAAGTTATATCCAATAAGAGGAAAGTTTCGAAAAAACTGTGACATTAGTAACCTCCCTCTATATCTTTTTGAGATATTGCTCTTGTTTCGGTAAACGTCATTGATATGTCAACTGCACTAAATCTACCATCTGAATGCATTCCGCCAGTTGCAGCATTATAAGTTGCATTAAACGATTGCATATATATTTCTCTATTATTATATTTTACTTTAATTAAAAATCTGTTTGGAAATCTATAACCAACATTTACTTTACTTCTTTGTAATGCAACTGGATAAAGCTCAGTTCTAAATGTTTTAATAATTTTTTCAATTGCAATTGCTTCATTTTGACTTGTAGGTATTAGCTGAAATGCAAATGAAAAGTTACGAATTGGAACATCTTTAAATATAGCCCGTGTGTTTGGATTTGTAGTCACACCGGATTGGCTTCTTATTGCACCAGCAGCACCCTCGCCAAAAGGCAATTTTGCTGCTATTTTTGATGATAAAATACCTGCAGCTTCTTGGCTCATTCCGCCTGTTCTACCTAGCACAGTATTGAAAAGACCAGCAGCTTCTGCAGCTACAGCACCAATAGCTGAGCCCATGATTCCACCAGCTGAACCAGATGCTAGGCCTGCTTCAACAGCTCCGCCTATGAGACCTAGCTGAAAAGCATTATCGTATGTTACTGTATCTTGAATTTGAATTGCTTTTGGTAAATATAGCGATATTCGTCTATCAGTATTTAAACTCAAACTTCCTTCGTCAAAAGCAGGAGCAGCTGTCATTTCACCATAAAATGAACTTTCTGTATTTGCAACTAAGGCATCTACTTGAGCATTTTTTTCGGACTCGTTTGGTGGTCCAGCAGTCGGTTTTGCTGCAAACAATGCTTCAGTAGCCAGTTTTCCACCTTCTTTAACTAATTCTAAAGATTTTGGAAGTATGCCTTGTATATTATCAAGCATATTAATTCGTTTTTCATTTATAGGAGTAAATGTTATTCTACCAAGATAGTCACCTTGATTTTCAGTTGGATATTCAAGTCTTCCATTAACGCCACCAAAGCCGGAGCTAAAAGTATTGTAAAGATCTAATAGGTTTGACATTTTATAGCCTTATAAATATTGGTAGTTGAATCTATTTATACAGAGTTTCATGGCATACAGCGGAAAATATAGACCTAAAAATCCTAAAAAGTATACGGGCGATTACACTAAAGTAGTGTATCGTTCGTTATGGGAAAAGCATGCATTTAAATGGTGCGATACAAATCCACAGATATTACAATGGTCTTCAGAAGAAGTCGTCATACCTTATTTATGGGCAGTAGATAAGCGTTACCACAGATATTTTGTAGATCTTAAAGTTAAATTTAATAACGGCGAGACATGGCTAATCGAAATAAAACCAGATAAGCAGACACGCCCACCTACATATCAAGGCCGTAAAACAAAACGATACATATCAGAATCAATGGACTATGTCAAGAACCAGAACAAATGGAAAGCTGCAGATAACTTTGCAAAGGATCGTGGTTGGAAGTTTGTTGTATGGACAGAACATACACTCGAAAGAATGGGTATCAAACCTAAATCTACGAAGTCATTAAAACCTTATGTAAAACGAAAAAAGTAGTATAAATAAGTGTATGAGTAAATTATTTCAAAATCTAGAACTAGCAGCTTTTAAAAAAGGCATTACCCCGAGATCAAAAGAATCACGTGAATGGTTTCGTAAACAAGCCAGCTCGCTTGGTAAAGTGAATCGTAATCAATTAATGAATGAACCTGAAATGAAACTAACCGGTAAACAAATACCGGGTGGAATGTTTATGTTCTTCTATGATCCAAAAGGAAAAGATAAGTTACCATACTATGATTCGTTTCCACTAACTATTATAGTTGATAAAGCACCTGGCGGATTTACAGGATTGAATCTACATTATCTTCCGATGGTATTGAGAGCTAAGTTTCTTGATGCACTGATGGAAATAACTGATGATAAAAAATATGATGAAGATACAAAATTTAATTTATCATACAGTATGCTAAAGAGAGCAACAAGTATGAAATACTTTAAACCATGCTTTAAAAGATATTTGATGTCAAATGTCAGAAGTAGATTCGCATTAGTCCCTGCGCCTGAATGGGAAATTGCAACATTTCTACCTACCCAAGATTTTCAGAAATCTGGTAAGAGTACAGTATGGGCAGATTCTAGGAGAATGATTTAATGGCACGTACAGTACAAACTATCGATGATCTGAAAGCTCTTGTATCTCAAAAGAAAGGCATAGCAAGATCTAATGTATTTGCTGTTTCTTTACCTCCGATTGCAGGCTTAAGAAGCCGTGAGCTGAATCTATTATGTTCAGATGTTAATCTACCTGGTAGACAAATCATGACTCAAGAAAGAGACATAGGTTTGATTAGTCAAAAGGTTGCAAACAATCAGGCATACGATGATGTGTCTCTTACATTTCGTTGTCTCAACGATTATGGAATCAGAGAATACTTTGAAGCATGGCAAGATCGTTGCATAGATCAAAATAGTCTTGAAGTTGGTTATTTAAATGAATATGCATTTAATGTAAAAATACATCAGCTTGCAAGAGGATTTGGTGCACCTACATATCAAACACCCTTTGGCCTTCCAAAGCTTCCAGCCATGGCAAATACAATAATAGATCAGTTTGTAGGAGGAACTCCATTGGGCGGAGTTATTAATGCGCTGAAAGGCGAGATAGATCTTGGATTTATTGGTCAATCAGATACAGTATATTCATGCGAATTGATTCAGGCATTCCCTACATCAATGGGATCAATACAATTATCAGATGGCTCAATGGATGGAGTTGTTAATCTTAATGTTCAGTTATCATATAAAAACTGGAGATCATCAAAACAAAAAGGCAAACCGTTTGGATTGAATCAATCACAACTTATAGGAGCTGCTGGAAATCTTTTAGGAGGTTTATTTAGCGGTAATAAACCGAGTGTACTTCCTCCAAAATTTGGTAACAATGGATCAACACCTTTTTAAATATAATTATAAATGAAATGAAAGCAAAATTATGGCACTACCTAAAATAGATAATACTCCTTATTATGATGTAACAATACCATCAACAGGAGAAAGAACAAGATACAGACCCTACTTAGTTAAAGAAGAAAAAGTTCTTCTAATGGCTGCGGAATCAACAGATGATACCCAAATGTCAGACGCAATGTTAGATATTATTTGTAAATGTTTTGAAAATATTAGTCCTCACAAGTTAACTACTTTTGATATGGAATATTTATTTTTGCAACTAAGATCAAAGTCTGTCGGAGAATCAATAGACCTAGTTTACTTATGTTCAGAATGTGAAGTTGAAAATACAGTAAAAGTAGAGTTAGCAAAATCAAAACCAACTATACCAAAAGATAAAAATAATAAAATAACATTAAAAGAAAATATGATTCTTGAGTTAAAATACCCATCATATTATGATATAGTACAAGATAAAATTTTACAAAAAAGTCAATCAAATTACGAAATAATATATCAAACTGTAATGTTATGCCTTGATAAATTACAAATGGATGATGAACTAATGCATTTTGCAGATGAACCAATTGAAGACGTTGTTGAATTTATAGGAAATTTAAGTACTGAACAGTTTAAAAAATTATCATCGTTTGCTGAAACTATACCATTTATAAAACAAGAAGTAAAATTTGATTGTAAAGGCTGTAAACATCCAAACGTTATTGAAATAGAAGGAATGCATAATTTTTTTCTATAGCCCTTTCGCATGATACACTTGTGAACCATTTTGAAACTAACTTTACATTAATGGAAAATCACAATTATTCGTTAGCTGATCTTGAAAATATGATGCCGTGGGAAAGGGAAGTTTACGTAGCTTTACTTGTTAATATGTTAAAAGAAAAAGAACAACGAATGAAAGAGGGCCAAAAGATATTAACGCTTCAATAGAAGAAGGTAATGACGACTTAGAAAAACTAAGTAAAGACTTTGCTGAATGGTTTAAACTACAAAAGCAAGGGCGCCTTGATGACTTAGAAGATAGGCGTGAAAAAAGAAAACTTAACAAAGCACAGCTCAAGGCAGTTGCGGTGCCAGCTGCAGCTGGAGGTGGAGGTAAAGATAAATCAGACGATGATAGCGGCGGAGGAATTTTTCCAAGAATTCCAATCATTCCTACAGCCCTTCTAGGCCTAGCATTATTAAAATTAAGAAAGGCTATTAAAAACAAAAATCTTAAAAATGCTGAGCTCACACAAAAAAACTTAAATACGGAACAAAAGAATATAAAAAGGATTACTGAGCTCAGAATCAAAGAAGGAAAACTAACTGAGATTAAAATCAAAATAATAGAAACAAATATTAAAACCAGTGAACTTAATCAAAAAATAGCCAATGAATCAAAAAAAGCCGCATCACTAAGAATAAAACAGCTATTATCTGCTAAAGCAGCAACACTAAGAAATACAATGTTTGAAATTGCCAAGCTGGGTTTGACTAGTGATGTAGCTTTAAACGAAGAAACACGTATGCGTTCTCGTTTTAAAAACATTCCTAGAGTATCTAGCGGCGTTCTTAGCGGCAACAAAATAACACCAATGGAAATAGCAAAATCTGGATTGAGGGCAGCAAATGTAAACACACGATATGGCGGTCAAATGGAATCAGGCCGTGGCAGTATTTACAACCAGAAAGCTTCAAATTTAAATGTAAAACCTAATCCGAATAGATTTATATCTTTTGATAAAGGTAAATTTGGTCGGCCTACATTTAATGTAAATGCATTGATAGCTAATTCTAGATTAGGCCTAAGTCCAGGCCCGGGAAGCCTGTCACAAAGGCTAAGCAAAGGGACTATGACTGCTTTACAAAGAATTTATA